GCACGTCACGCTTCCCCGATTACCGCTGCTGGCTATGTTGAGCCCGGTGGTACCCAGATCCAAGTCGGTACTGGTGCTGGTTCTGAAGCTGATGCTTATAATTCCGCTAACCTGGTTGCTGCTTTCTATGATGCAGCAGCTGCTATGGATGAGAAGGGTGTCTCTAGCGATGGTCGTGTTGCCGTCCTGAACCCCCGTCAGTACTATGAACTGATTTCCGGTGTTGGTTCTAACGGTCTTGTGAACCGTGATGTCCAAGGCACTGCACTGCAACGCGGTGAGGGTGTTGTGGAGATCGCTGGTATCAAGATCTACAAGTCGATGAACATTCCGTTCTTCGGTTCGTATGGCGTCAACTACGGTGGTGCTATTGCTGATCCTGGTAACACTGGCTCCTTCGTTGGCACCACTCTGGAAGATGCTGATACCGCTCAAACTGGTATTAACAATGACTACGGTACTGCTGCTGAAGTTGGCGCTACCTCCTGTGGTCTGATCTTCCAGCGTGAAGCTGCTGGTTGTGTGGAAGCTATCGCTCCTCAGGTGCAAGTCACCAGTGGCGACGTTTCCGTGATCTATCAGGGTGACGTGATCCTGGGTCGTCTCGCCATGGGCGCTGACTACCTGAATCCCGCTGCTTGTGTTGAGCTGTATGCTACCAGCACGGCACCTAACACTGCATTCTGATTTATCCTTTTTGTTTACGGGAGCTCCTTCGGGGGCTCCTTTTTTTTATTTTTTTTTATGTGATAGGTAACTATGGCTGTTCCAACTTATGCCGCGTCCACCGAACTGGATGCTGTAAATCAAATTCTTGGCTCAGTGGGACAGGCTCCTGTCACCACACTGGATCTTCAGAATCCTGAAGTTGCCATTGTACTTAAAACCCTCAGGGAAGTTAATACTCAAGTTCAAGCCGAAGGCTGGACGTTTAACACTGAACGTCACTATGAGATGACCCCTGATTCAATCACCAAACAGATTCCTATTCCAGCTAACATGCTTCAACTGGACGAACACCGTCCTACCCACAAGAACAAGTATGACCTGGTAAGACGTGATGGTAAACTCTATGACCGTCTTAACCATACTTATACGTTCGACGATCCTGTTGAAGTTGATGTCGTCTGGTATTTTGAATTTACTGACATTCCGCCTGCTTTCCAATCATACATTACAGCCAGGGCTGCTCGGTTGTGTGCTACTAAGATGGTAGGTGACCGTGAGCTTAATCAACTGCTTGCTGAGCAAGAGGGTTTGACTAAAGCAGCCATAGTTGAATATGAGTGTAATCAAGGTGATTACAGCATGTTCGGTTTTGATGATGGTAAAGAGTATTACAATAGCTATCAACCCTTCCAAGCACTGATGCGATGACAACTGTAACCCAAAGGATTGACAATTTCTTTCTTGGTATCTCACAACAACCAGATAATCGTAAGCGTCCTGGTCAGCTGCGAGACTCTGTAAATACCTTACCTGACTATGCAGCAGGTCTTCTTAAGCGTCCAGGTGGTAAGTTTATCAACACCTTGAACAACGCTGATCCCAATGAAACGAAATGGTTTCCAATCATTCGGGACGGTGAAGAGAAATACGTAGGACAACTTGATTGGGGTTCTTTTCGTATTAGAGTTTGGGACGTAAACACGGGTTTAGAACAAGTCGTTGACCAAAGTTTTGGGGTTGTTCCCATTGGTCTAAACTGCTACTACAGTAACACAGTAGTGCCTCAGAATAATTCCGGTGGTGGACTACTGTCAAACTATTTATACAAAAACGTACCAACAAGTACAAACGGTACTGGCAATGGTCTGACCGTAGATATTCTAACTGATGCCAACGGTTATGTCACTGAGACAACTATTAACCAACAAGGTAACGCCGGTTATCAAGATGGAGATGTAGTTTCTGTTTATACTCTGCTTTCTTTTAACCTTAATTATACTTATAAGGTAGGTCTTCAGCGTAAAAAAAATGAGTATGTTGCAGCTAAAGAAGTAACTGAAGCTGCTTTTGCTGCTCTTCAAGCTGCGCAAGTTACGTATCAAGAAAAGGTAGCTGCTCTAGAACCTACACTTTTGTTTGAACTTGGTTACAACTATCCTGCTGGTCAAATTCAGCAGTACCTAAAATCAGGTGCACTGCTAGATGGTAACGGTGTTTACACAGTTAAGCAGGATGATAACATCCTCTATCAAGGTACTACAACTCCCTATGCTGCTACTCCAGTATTGAGTGGTGGTAGTGGTTATACTAACGGTACCTTGACTAATGTAGCTACTACCACTGATCCTTACCTAACTATTCTACAAACTGGTTCAGGTTTTACCAATGGTACCTACACAAACATTGGTACTACTACCAGTGGTAACGGTACCAACTTGACTGTTGATGTTACTATTTCAGAAAGTAAGGTAACTGAAGTCACTATCAACAACCCAGGCGTTAACTATAGTCATCAAGATTATATTTTCCTTAATGGTGCACCTGGAGCTATTATTATTTATAATGGTCCTGGTGGGCTGACTGTAGATATTGATGTAGTTAACGGTGTCATTACTCAGGCACGTCCTAACGAGACTACCATGTTTAACTATGGTCAGTTGTATGCAGTTGGTGATGTACTTAACATTAGTGGTGGCTCAGGTGGTACGTGTACTTTCCAGCTTGCTACTCTTGACGTTGAAGTAACAGAAGAAAATCCACTTCTAGCAAGTCAGGGTTATCTTATCTATAAAGTTAATCTATTTAATGCAACCCCTGCCGCAGTCGCTGACAAAGTAGCTGCAGAAGCAGCGATGGATGCAGCTCAAACTACATACGATACTGCGGTCACTGATGAGCAAACTGCATTTACAGCCTTTAGTAGTTATTCTAGTGGTCAATGTTTCTTAGGTTCATGGAATCAGTACTTTAGTTTGTATCAAACGACCCCTGATGACATTGAAATTTTAAACATTAATGACTATACTTTCTTTTTAAATAAAAAGGCTCCAGCTAGCTTAGGTTCTGTTCCTTCACCATCAGAGCAGCCCCACGCATTCGTAGTTGTTAAAGATAGTGGTCACGGTACTTATTATGTTTATCTCGATAATACTTTAGCTGCTTCATATAATTCTAGTAGTAACGATGACGTCGCCCACATTGCTAATACCCTAGCCAGCAGTATTAACGGTCAAACTATTCTAGGCAAAAATTACTTTGCTGAAGCCAATGGTGATGGCGGTATTTATATTTTGACTACTGACGAATTTGTTATCGAAACACGAGGCGGTCCTCATAGTGACGCTATTTACGCTTTTAGAAACTCTATTGGATCTGCTAATTACCTTCCACTACAGTGTAGAAATAATTACAAAGTAAAAGTTGTTAACAGCACTACTACAGATGCTGATGACCTTTACGTTAAATTTGTAACAAGTGATGGTAGTAATTACGGTTCTGGTGTGTGGGAAGAAACTATAGGTTTCAATGTTCCTTATTCAATGACTGCAGAGAATCTGCCTCATCAATTAGTACGTCGTACTGATGGTACTTTTGAATTTAACACTGTTAACTGGGTAGACCGTTTAGTTGGTGATGAAACCACTAACCCTACTCCTAGTTTTATTGATAAAAAAATCAACCATATTTTCTTCTACCGTAACCGTTTAGGAATACTTGCAGGTGACAGTATTTGTTTAAGTAAAGCCGGAGATTACTTTAACTTCTTCGGGACCACAGCGATGACTGTGACTGACGATGATCCCATCGACGTCCTGGCATCTGCTACTAAACCTGTTAAACTTACAAACGTACAGGCTACAAGTGCTGGTTTGGTTCTGTTCTCTGACCGTGAGCAGTTCCTACTAACTGCACCGGATCAGCAATCTTTGACACCGACCACTGCTAGGATTGAAGAACTATCTTCCTTTGAATATTCTGATCTTGCTGGTACAACTTCACTTGGTACTAATATTGTATTCACATCTCAGACGCCTCTTTATACACGTGTGTATGAGATGTTTAATATTAAACCAGACGATTCTCCTAGATTGATTGATCAGACTCTAGGTGTTCCTGAGCTTCTACCGAAGACTATTGACACGGTTACAGCCTCAGGTGCCTTGTCTATGGTTTCCTTTGGAACTATTGGTACAAAAACTCTTTATCAATACAAGTTCTTTAACCAAGGACAAGAACGTAGTCCTATCTCTTGGCAGAAATGGGAGCTGTGTGGTAACTTACTGCTCCAGTTCTTTGACCAGAATCAGTTCTACGCTGTTACTACTGACGGTACTCAGGTCTTCCTTCAGTCTTATGACATCTCTCAAAAGGGTGAAGAAGGTTTCCTAAACATTGCAACTGGTCAGACATCTGATGTGTGTCTAGATAACTGGGTTGTTAATCCTCCTGTGGAGTATCCAGTTAATAGCACACAAACTCGTATCTATCTACCGTATGATAACATCACTGGTAAGACGCTAAACGTTGTTCTGCTAGGTAACCTTATTGGTCAAGGTTTGTCCAGTGCTTCTACTGGTGAAATTGAAACACCTACGGTACAAGGTTCTGCTGGTAGCCAGTATATTGATGTTGAGGGTGACTACCGTGGTAAAGATCTTGCT